CACGAAAGCCGCAGAGAGGGTAGATGCGTCAGATCCGGCCCCAGAGTCTGAGATCCCGTCCCTGGTGAAGTCGGTTGCAGAGTCGGCTGCGGAGCCTGTATCGGTCAGGGGAAGGTCTACCGTAAGGGTAGAGACTTCGGCCCCGGATCCGGTATCGGTGAGGGCGAGGAGATAGACCAGGGTGGAGGCGTCGGAGCCTGCCCCGGTGTCGGTCGTCGCGTACTCGGCTACGAGGGTGCTGGTCTCAGCGCCCGAGCCGGTGTCGGTGACGGCCAGAGCCACCTCAAGGGCGGAAGTCTCTGCCCCTGACCCCGCATCGACCCCGTAGAGGTCGACCACCCAGGTTTCTGCCCCCGCTCCGCTGTCCGTTCCAGGGATGGCGGTGGCAAGTGCGCTCGTCTCGGTGTCCGTACCCGAGTCGGTACGGGGAAGGTCGACTACCTCGGTGGAGGTGTCGGTGGTGGTCCCGGAAGCGTCTGTCCCTGCCTTGGCAGATGAGTCGGAGGCGGTGACTGCGACCTCGCCTGCTGCTCCACCAGAGTAGTAGACCTTGAGTTTGACGTAGTCAACCCTGGTGGTCGTGGTACCAGTGTCCTCGAAGCACACGACGAAGACACCGAAGGTGGAGGACTCTGCCTCTGCCTCGGAGACCGTGGCACCCCACATGTCGGTGGGGCCACCAAGGGTGTTGAGGCCGATCCCCGAGCACTGCCGCGCATCCCCGGCAACGGCGGTTCCGTTCTTCGTCAGAAAGGCGTTGACGGTTGAGGCTATGCCAGGACCAACCAGGTCAACCTCGACCTCGAACCCTACCGGGGCACCACCGAGGGCGAGTCCGAAGCCTGAGGCGTAGAGAGAGTCGGAGGTCTCACCGAGGCCGACGGAGACAGTCGCAACCGTGGCGTCGTCGGAGAGGATGTTCCCTGGGTTGACCCAGGCGGGTGTCCCCGTGTCTACGGTCGTCCCGGACGTAGGAGCGACAAACCCCGTGTCCGTAGTACCCAGCGCCACCCCGCCCGTGTCCGTAACGGGAAGGGCGACGGCGAGAGCGGAAGAGTCCGACCCGGAACCAGAGTCCGTCCCGGCCTTCTGGGTCGGGTACGGACGAACCCCAACCGTCAGGGCGGTCCAGTTGTCCGAGGCTGAGATCGTCCAGGTGCCTGGATCCTCTGCGGTCGAACCGGTGGTTCCCTTGGTCGCTCCAGCGACTCGGCAGTTAGCGGCGACAGCACCAGCGGTTCCGGTGTCCCCTCCTGCGGGGTTGGAGTACCCAGTGGGCTGCGATGCTGGCGGAGAGGTCTGCTCCCCTTCCCACCCGCCGATCCACATCCAGAGAACGTCCTCAGATCCCCAGGGAGTGGTTCCGTTCGGTGGGTTGGGAGTGGTGCTGGATCCCGTTACCGACGCTACATCGAACGTGTCGGTTGGGGAACCGGAGGCGAACTGGTAAGCCCCGGTGAGCCGCCAGGTGACCGCAGCCAGCTTGACGCTGTTGGTGGCGGTGAAGGTGAGGCTGTCCCCTCCGACGGCAACCTTGACGAGGAGGAGCATACGGTCCCCGTTTGCCCCGTCGTAGGCCACACCGCCATCGAACATCGCGGTCCATCCGGTGTAAGTGACCGTTCCAGGGTCTGCGGGAGCACGGACAACACTGACCAGTACGTCACCCGCCGAGATGGAGGCGGGCATCGAGACGGAGTGGGAAGTGGCAGCCGTCGACCCGTTGTAGCTCGCCCGCCCAGCATCAACCGGAGCGGCCACGTCAGATCACCCTTCCGGGCGTTCGGTTGTTGTGTGACCGCGCCATCTCCCCTCCTTCTGGGTGAGAAGGACGAGGGCCGGGTAGCCCCGGCCCGCGTCTAGGAGATGGTGATCGAGCCGGTGAGGGTCCACGTACCGGTCGACTTCGTCCCGAGGGACTCCACCTTCCGGTTCATGTTCTTGTTCCGAACCGAGCCGTTGTCGACGCCCCACTCGTTCCAGGCGAAGTTGGCCTCGCCCGACGTGAAGTCGGACTTGAAGTCCATCGTCTGGTTGGTGCGGATCGGGTAGGTCGCGTTCATGGCCTTGAAGACGGCGGAACCGTCCTGGAGGGCCGTCTGCGTTGCCGCAGCCGCGGTCGTGTTGGCCCCGACGCCCAGGCGGGCGTTCGAGTTGTTGTAGGCCGACGTGGCGGCGGCACCGATGACGAGGTCCCACATCTCCTGGATGCCCTCGTTGAGGAGAAGGTTGCCCTTCCGCTCCTCGGTCTCTTCGGGGATGATCCCGAGCTTCTGCATGATCGTGCTCGTGATCCCCTTCTCGACCGTGATCATGTTCGGAACCACGACCATCCGCTCGACGTATGCCTGTGCGGCGTTGTCCCAGGTCTGCTCACCCGTGTGAACGAGCTTGTTGCCGTCCTGGATCTCCTTGATCCCCTTGCTCTGCAGCATCCTGCGAGCGAAGTCGACTGCGTCCTCGGACCACTTCTCGACGAGCCAGCTCACGCTCCAGAAAGCAGTGTCGTGCGGGGTCTGGGCGACTGCCACAGAGGCTCCGTCACGTCCCACTGAGATGTCCATCTAGTTCCCTTTCCTTGGTTGGCCCGATCTCCGGGCACGTTTGGACTCTTTGACCTGTCCTCTTCTCTTGCGCTGACGCCTCGTCAGTGCAAACTGCTTCGTTCCTCCGTCACGTCTGGGCATCAGATGTCCCTCGGTACCCAGATCTGGGGCGTGTGGACCATCCTGGCCCTCTTCCTGTCCTGGATCTCCTGCCACTCGTCCATGAAGGCGTACTCGTCTTCGATGGAGGTGGATGGGCCGACCCTGACAGTGCCCTGGTAGTTCTTCGCGACGTACTCCGCCTGCATGTCCCGCATGGGGAACTTGCAGAGGTAGCACCTTTCGGGGAACGCTTCATCTTGCGCCTCGAAGCACTTCGCGCAAACGTACCCGGCCCTGATCCTGCCGACTGACTCCTCGTCGAGGTAGATCATGGCAGCTCTGCGGACCTCACCTGTTGAGGTCACGACAACGTGCTCAGGGTCCTCTTCCACTGCAACTATCTTGGCCGGTGCTTTCCGGTCAGCCATTGATCGCCTCTTTCCAGGTGTGGATCGTCTTGTCGATGGTGCGGTTGTCCAGGACCCACTGCTTGGCCCTCGCCGCCTTCTCTCTGGCGATCTCCGGGTTCTTGACGAAGTAGCGGACCGCCTCCTCCCAGCCCCCGTCCTTGATCAGGAGGTCGGAATCGCAGTCGCGGAACCCTCGATAGGGAACCGCATCCGACATGAGGGGGCAGACACCGGCCATGGCGTACTCCATCCCCTTGATGTCGGACTTCGAGTTCGACCAGGGGTTGGCCTTGAGAGGGGCCACGCCGAGGTCGAACCTGAACAGCTCCTTGCGAGCCTCCGCAAGGTCGTACGTCCACGGGACCAGCTTGTGTCCGAAGCTCCAGTCCGGTGGGTCAAACCCCGCGACGTAGACCTCCACCCCGGGCTGCCTCGCAGCCCACTTCATGGCCTTCGTGATGACGGAGGTGTCTGCGAGGTGGGAGTAGGACCCGTAGTAGACGATGCGGAAGATGCCATCGTCCGGCTCTCGGTCGTACTGCCAGTCGTCGGTGTCGATGGAGTTGGGGCAGACGTAGACGTTGTCGTTGTACTTCGAGTACGTGTCTGCCAGGTTCTCCGTGGCCACGATGATCCCGTCGAACTCAGGCAGGATCAGTCGGTGCATCTCGTGCGAGTACTGCGTCCCTGCGGCCTTCGCCTCCGCGATGGTCTCTTTCCACGGTGCCCTAGGGTTGTTCTTCAGGTACGGGGCTGGCCGGGTGTAGTTGTCGTCCAGCTCCATGAGGGTCCTCGTACCGTGCAGGTCCCTCATTCCGAAGGCAACCCTGGGCCTGGTGAAGTCACCCAGGAACTGCCAGATCGCCACCCCGCGTTGCCGCGGCATGTACGGTGTCCCGTCGTCCTGCATCGCAAGATCGGGCTGCTGGAAGGGGAGCACCTGACCTGGGAGATGCCTGGCCGGAACCAGGCACCTCCAGTAGGTCGTACCAGGAGTGCGCTGCTGCCACCAGGTGGCGAGGCACTCCTCGTCTGCACTGCGTTCGAGCTGAGGGTTCAGCTCGTCGTTCGTGTGCGAGTCCTGGAACGTGATCTCGACTTGCTTCGTCACGCCTCGATCAGGACGCTGTCGTCCTCGACCTCAGGCACGGGACCAGACAGGATCGCGAGAACTGCCTCGCGGTTCTGGTTCTCGGCCTCGTAGCGGGCGATCTCTTCCAGGTCTGCACCGATTGCGACCTCGATGTCGAGGATCTTCTCGACCGGGGTCGTGTCGTATGTGGGCCACGGGACCGGTGCAGGCAGTGCCGTGATCTCGATGAACTCGTCCCCGAAGGCGTACGAGTTGCGGAGGACCGACTCTACGATCTCCCGCTCTTCGTCCGTCCAGTCGAACTCTCTCTGGGCGTCCTCGGTGTCGAGGCCAGAGATGCGGTTCCTGGGGCTGACGTGCTCGTTGGTGTCCCTGTCTTCGGGGAGTCCATGAAACTGGAAGACCTTCATCCCGATCTCCTTCTCGTCCGGAGTCGGGACCTGGACCTCGAACTTCGCGAAGAGTTCCTTGGACAGCTCTTGCCGTTGGCCATCGTTCAGGACCATGAAGCGTCCGGTTCGGACACCATGCCTGTACTTGGCGTACTTGGCGATGAACCTTGCCATGAGTACTCCTTGGGTTGGGTTGGGGGAGGGCCGAAGCCCTCCCCCGTTGCCGATCTAGCCGGTGATCCCCTTCAGGATCCCGTGCGCCTTCTCGACTGCGACCTCCAGAGACATCTCGGTGAGGTACTCATGAACCTGCGAGTCCACGCCGGGAGCCTGGCGGTTGCGGAGAAGCCTCGTCCCACGATCTCGAAGCGGGCGCTTCTTGATGTAGGCGAGGTCGAGAACGAGCATCCATCCGCCGCGCTGGCCGTTGGCTGCCTGCTCCTTGCCCCAGTTCCTCTTGGTGATGACCGGGACCGACGCACCGTACGCGCCGTTGATGAACGCGGAGACCTTCGCACCGTAGACCTCGTCCGACGGACTGGCCTGCACCCAGTTGTTCGCCAGGAGCCGCGAGAGAGCTGCGGCAGGCGTCGGGGCTGCGAAGATGACCTTGCTCATGGAGCCGTGCTGGAAGATCGACTGAAGCGCCGAGTCGAGCGCCGTCAGGGACAGGGTCCCCACCGCGTTCGTCACGTTCGTCGAGATGAACTCGGTTACCCCGCCCATCCAGCCCTTGGAGAGGCCGGTGTCGTACTTGCGGGGGCCGTTGAGAGCCTGGTTCTCCAGTGCCCTCTTGTGCTCGACGAGCTTCTTCGCGATCTCGTTCGCCGGGTCGCCGGGACCGTACGTCTCGATCACGGTCTCGGTGTTGGTGAACCCGAACGGGTGCCGCGTGATCTGGGTGTAGTTGTACCCCAGGACGCGGGTCGTGACCTTCAGCACTCCGTAGTCAGCGCCCTGGGCCGACACGTTGCCGATGATGAGGATGTCCTCACCAGTCTGCGCGGTGGCAGCAGCCACGGAGCCGAGAGCGCGGGTGACGGTGATCGCGTTGGCCGAAGCCGACACAACCTCCGCAACCTCGCCAGAGCGCCCGAACCGGATGAGGTCACCGGCCCGGAAGTAGTCCCCTTCACCCGTGGTCACCGTGAGAACGGTGTCCGCCGAAGCCGCCGAGGCAGCGAGGACGGTCAGGTTCGGGAAGTACTGATCCTCCAGCCAGTTGACCTTCTCACGAATGGCCTGCTGGCTGGGGAGCTTGTTCAGGATCGTCATGAACTGGTTCTCGTCCACATCGAGCAGACGGAACTGGTTCTGCATGTCCACGACCTTCTCGTCTGCGACGAGAGCGTCCGTGTCGACGACCCCGGAAGCGGTGGCAATCGCCACTGTTCCTCTCCTTTGGGCAGGCGTTGCTGGGCGCGATGCCCCTGTCGCCTACCTGGTGGTTGGGTCTATGACGGTCCTTGAGGGGGTATCTCAGACGATCACGAGATCGTCGAGGCCACTCAGTTCCCTGAGAGCCTGCTGCAACCCTTCGTTGGGGTTGGTCGGTGCCGCGACGGCAGCAGATGTGTTGCTGGCACTTACAACGGACGCATCCGACTTGGCTGAGTCCGCCTCGGCCTTCGCCCGGAGGATGATCGCCTTGGCGGCTTTGGAGGTGTCGGACGCTACCGTCCGGCTCCCCGCCAGGTGATACAGGTCTTCCAGGGCCTCGGCCCGTACTCTTGGGTCCTCGTCCTGAAGCAATCGCGCCAGGGCGGGACGCTGCTCGGCCTCCTTCTGGATGTCGGGCAGTCTTGACTGGAGGTCCGGATGCTTCGCCTTCAGGGCGTCGATCTCGGCCTCCAAGGTGGTGGGTTCAGGAGCGTCCTCTGCCTTCTGGGCCTCCTGTAGGAAGGTGAAGACCTTGACAGGCTCCAACTGCGCCCATGCCTCCAGAGCCTGCTCGAAAGCCTGCGGGTTCTGGTACTGCGCGGCCAGGCGGGTTGCCTGCTCCGGGTCCTCCGCGATGACCTCGTCCCAGTCGACCCCCTGGGCCTGCGACTGCAGGAACAGGGACTGCTGGAGCTGGTCGAACTGCTGTCGCAGCTCACGAAGCTCACCCAGCTCGTTCCCCTGCTTGCCGATCAGGCTCTGGGCCTCCAGGAGTGAGTTGAGTGCCTTCTCGATGTCGCCACCGTACTTGGTGTCGATCAGTTCGAGGACGGCTTCGTCGAGTTCGAGGACGAGTTGGTCCTCTTCCTCGCCGTCGGCGTTGGCCTCCAGCCCATCCCCTTCAGCGTCCGAAGCCGCTTCCTGCCCTGCTTCCGACTCGCCGGGTTGCTCTTGGCCATCTTCCACTTTCTGCTCGGTTCCGACAGCCGTCGGAATGTCCTCTTCCGCGGAACCTTCCACGGACGCGAACTTGCCATCAGGGCCGTGCGCTCTTCCCTGATCGTCGAACGTGAGGTCGGGGGTATCCTTGCGGGCCTCGCCTACCTCGACTGTCGCCTCGCCGCTCGATACGCCCGCGTTGAACTCTTGGTCAACTAGGGCCTCGATGGCAGCGAGAGCTTCCTCAGGTATGCTGCTCACTTGCTCTCCTTGCTCTTGGCCAGCTCACGCTCGAACTCGGCCTTGACTTCTCCCGGGAGTCCGTCGAGGACGTACTTGACGCCCTGTCGGAAGCCCCGGAAGTACTCGATCTCGATGGGATCGACTTCGGTGCGCGTCAGGAACAGCAGCCGGGAGATGGACTTCTCCATCCTCACCAGCTTCGCGTTGGCCTCCTCGCGGAGGGCCTTGAACCCGACGTGGTTCTCTAGGAGCGTGATTCGCTCCAGGTTCTGCATGTCACGCGCCAGGGTGATCAGCTCCTGTCAAGGGCCTGCGCTCGCTGGAGCGCGGCCACGGGTGAGAGGGACAACTGGGAGGACGGGCTTACCGCAGGGTCGATTGACCCCTCGCCGGTCACTCCCATGGGGGCCTGGCCCATCGGTACAGGAGGAACCCCACCGCCAGTGCCAGAGGTAGGTGGCATGACCTGAGGAGCCTTCTGGGCGAAGTAGCGATCCTTGTTCTCCTTCCCGAAGGCATCGAGGAGGTCCTCCACGAAGGCGTCCAGGTTGATCGGGGTGGCTGCGCCGTTCTGGGCCGCGGCCACGATCACCGGGAAGGCTGCCAGCATCTGCTGCATGAGGGCCTGCGCTGCGGCCTGCTCCTCCTGCTTCATGAAGGCGTCCGGCATCGGCTCCAGCTCGAAGGCGAAGTCTCCCTGGAGAAGCTCAGGCCAGATGACCTCAAGCTGCTCTTCGGAGTCCAGCCCGAGAACCGGGACCACTTCCGGGGCACGCATGAACTGCTGGTTGAGGATGACCCTCTGGTTGCCGATCTGTTCCCAGGCGGAGTAGAGCTGCTGCTTCGCCAGGTCCATGGACCGCTGGGCCAGGTTCGAGACGATGCTCGCCCCGGTGGCGGTCTTCTGGTCGACGAACTGGGAGTCGGTCCCGGAGGAGAATGGGAAGCCTCCGGAGAGGTTCTGCATGTCGCCCTTGATTAGGGCCTCGCGCCCGAGGCTGACCTCGGCCGGGATCGGGTTGGGGGACCAGGATGCGACCTGGTTCGGGTCCTCCACCGGCCAGCGTGCGCCGGGGTAGAACTCGTAGGCGTCCGGGTCCTCGATGTCGGGCCGGAACCAGAAGATCGCGTTGTTGATGAAGCGCAGGTTCGTGACCGACTGGTTCGCGATGTCCCACAGGAGTGTCTGCAGATGGGCGATCTTCTCCACCTGGGAGATCCCGGGGATACGGAACAGGTCGGGCTGCGTTGAGCAGACCACGAACGGGTAGTCGTTGTGGAAGAAGGGGAAGCCCTCTTTGTGGGCCAGGAGCACGTTCCGGTTGGCGATGGTGGTCACGGTGTTCTTCTCCCGATCCCACACCTCCCAGATCTCGACCAGGCCCTTCGTGCGCTCGATGTTGAAGAGCTGTTGCTCGCGGGTGACCAGGGTCTCCGAGGCGGAGTCCTTGGAGGTCGACATCTCCTTCTGGCACTCCTCCCTCGACCAGCCGCCTCTGGCGGGTCCGAAGGGACCACCCTCCTTGAACCCTTCCCAGACCTCGTCCGGCGTCTTCCAGACCCGGTCGATGACGTAGGGGGAGTTGGAGAGGGAGGTGGCGTTCGGGGTCCACATGAAGTCGCGTACGTCGCGAACCTCGGTCGTGGGGCCGTCGTAGACCACCTTCGAGCCAACCTGCTCCTTCATCGAGGGCATGGTCAGCGGTGAGCCGTCAGGGAGGATGATCGGGTTGCCCGATGCGTCCAGGACCGGCTCCTCGGTCTGCACTAGGGAGCGGCGAGTCTCGACCCGCTTCCTCCAGTAGTTCTTGGCCACGGTCAGTCCGGCGATGCTGTTCTGGAGGATGAACGGTCGCTGCTTGTCCGTGAACCGATCCTGCTTGATCTGCCAGTCCATGAGGGTCTGGTGTGCCTTCGCGCCGAGGACCGACTGCTTCGCGGCCTCCGGATCAAGCGCAGCCTCCAGCGACGGCCGGGGGCGGATCTTGTACCTGAGACGGTCCTCCACCATGGAGGCCAGCGAGGTCTCCACGATGTGCATGACGTAGGGCGGGTGAGCCTGTGTCTCCCACTGGGCGGCGTTGGACGCCAGCTCCAGCACCCCACGGTAGACCTTGTACCGCTCCTCGACCTCAAGCACGAAGTCGTCGTGAGCGTCACTGGCCTCGGAGAACTGACCTATCGCCCGATCCAGAGCTTCCTGGTTCTGGGGCTTTCCGGCCACCTAGAGTGCCTTCCTGAGACCCCTTGGGGTCATCTTCCCCTGCATCATGCTGTCAGCCTCGGCCTGGTTCTTCGCCAGGATCTGCTGCAGCTTGGCCTGACACTGGAGCATGACCTGGATGTCCTCCTGGTCCGCCTCGTTGTCGATGGCGTCCTGAAGGGCGTCCAGGGCCAGCACGAGGGCATCCTCGCCCCCACCCGGCTCTCCGTCCACGATGCTCGGTCCGGCCTCCTGCTCCATCCCGGCCTCCGGGGGCATCCCCCCACCGCCACCGAGCATGGCCATGAGGTCGGGTGGGATGGCTTCCGGGCCACCCATCGGGCCTGCTGCTGGGGCCGGTGCGCCTCCCCCGCCCTGCATGAGGGCCTGCATGATGTCCTGCGGAACTGCCATGTTGATCTCCTAGTGGTAGGTGTAGACTGGGGCTGGCCGCTTGGCCTGCTTGAACTTCTGGATGACCGTCTTCTTGCGGTCGTGCTCGTGCTCTCCGAACTCGGAGTACAGCTCAAGGGCGATTGCCCAGGCCATCACCCGGTCGTCGTTGCAGCCGTCCTGCGCCCGTGGCGAGGGGCGGGTGTGGCGGTGTACGAAGGTCTTGCACTCGTCGAAGAGGCCCGGTGGGATCCAGGGGAGGAGGTCATCCTCCAGCCAGGTCCGAAGCTCGTTGATGATCTTCGGCCGGGTCTTCGCGTTCATCGGAAAGCCGTAGCGGATCGTCTGGGGGCGGTCTGGACGCTCGTAGCCGCGGTATCTGTACAGGCGGGCGTAGGGCCTCCGTCCTTTCAGTCCATCCCGCAGGTACGCGATCACGGTGTCCCCGTACCCGCCCCCGATCTCGACAGCCAGTCTTGCGGGGAGCTTCTCGTGGTCGGAGTACCACAGTCCGAGGAAGTGAAGTTGCTCCGTGAACTGGTCGTAGGAACCCTTCATGTACAGCTCTGCCACTGGCTTTCCGTTGCCCAGGTCGATAACAGCGCCGACCGAATAGTCGGTGCCCGAGCCGGTCGCAACGTCGGCCGCGATGGCGTACTTGTGCCCCTCCTGAGGCTCCTCGAAGACCTCGATGGGGCCTTCCCCCTTTGCCAGCCGAGCCACGGTGGGCTTGGCCGGATTGACCCTCCACTCGCAGAGGAAGAGGATCGGGGCCTTCTTCTGAGCGTAGGCCCGCATCGCCTTCGTCGCGAAGAAGGGAGACCCGGAGAGGAGGAACGCCTCGTCCTCGTCGTTCGGGTACTGCTCGGCCTTCTCAGCCTCAGGCAGGGAGACGGTGTCGTACCACTTCACGTCCCGGTCGGGGTGCAGGTACCATCCCAGGAACTTCTTCTGCATCTTGGGGTAGCCCGCCCGTCCGGCCTGTGTCCACAGCTCGTGGAAGAAGTTCCCCTTCCCCTTCCCGTCGGACATGCCGTTGGCGGTGGAGACCACCCCCAGTTTCCCTCCCTTGTCGCCCATGGCGGGGACGACAGCCTTCCAAAGGTCTCTCGCGTACTCCTGACGGGACGCCTCGTCAAAGACCACCAGCGCCGCAGAACGGCCGTGGCCCGCGCTCTTGGTTGCGACCATTCCGGAGATGGTCGACACCCTTCCGTCAGGATGCTTGAACTCGATCCTGGTGGAGGGACGCACGCCCCTGGTGGGCTTGATCACCGTCACCATGGACTTGAACGGCTCCGGGAGGGACTCGTACATGTCCCAGATCCGGCCGACCACCTCGGAGGCGTCGTCCTCCTTGATCGAGTAGATCAGTACGTCGGCCCCGGGCTTGAAGAGTGCAGTCCAGAGGGCCAGTCCAGCCCAGACCCAGGTTACGCCGAGCTGCCGCCCCTTGAGGGTGATCGTCTGCTCGTGGTCCAGGACCCAGTCCAGGTAGTCCCTCTGCCACTCCCAGGCGTCACCGTGAAACTCGGTGTAGATCTCGGCACACTCGTCAGGATTGAGGAGCGTGAACTGGAAGACCTCACCCGACCGGGAGTCGACGCAGTTGACGAAGTGAAGGAAGAAGGCTGGGTGCTGGGCGGCGTAGCGAAGCCGAAGCTCTCGAACGGCCAGCTCCAGAAGCGCAGCTCTACCTCGCTGTTCGTCATTCCTTAGCTGCATGGGCCTTGAGTTGGATGCCCACCTTGGGGGCACCGTGGGTGTAGTTCGTGTGGTGGAGCAGCTCCTTGCCAGCGCCCCAGATGCCCTCCACGTTGATCCCGACGTGTACGTGGGGTCGGGGATGGTCGGCAGAGATCACGGCCATCTTGTCCCCGATCCGGAACTTCTTCCCGACGGCGGGAGCCAGCTCGACGTGACCGAACCAGTACTTGATCCCGGACTTGCCGGTGGCGTAGAAGGCCACTCCACCCTGCGAGCCTCCCTTGCGGGTGATGACCAGGTCCTCAGGAGCGATGACGGCCCTTCCCACGACCCAGCCGTCGTCGAAGGCGGGGTAGAGGGGAGGCCACCGGTAGAGTGGGTGAGGTCCTGGTTGAGGATGCTGGTTCCACCGGGCACGACGGGTCCGAGCACGGGGATCCTGGGAGGGGTCAGGTCTGCCTCCAGGGCGTCCAGGTACTCGAAAGCCCGCTTCCAGTGTGGCCCCTCAGGGTCGTACCCCACCTCGGTCTTCTTGAGGTGCAGCTTGGCCCTCTTGACGGCGTTCAGGCGCTCCTTGTCGGTCATGGGAGCAGCCCCGCGTCGAGGAGAAGGTCGTCGATGTAGAACGCGCCCGTGTTCCGTACCAGGGGGAGCGTGATCTGGCGCGGCTCACCGGGCTTGTGGGAGCACATGACGGGGTGCATCACGTTGGCCTTGCTGGAGAAGACCCCGTAGTTGGTCAGGTTGTCCTTGACCTCGTCGGCGGCGTACAGGATGTCCATGTTCCCGCCGTAGGTCTGGGCGCAGACGAAGAGCTGGGCGTCCGCGTTGATGAAGTTCACCGGCAGGAACTGGCCCTTGAAGGGGACCACGTTGATCCGCACCGGCAGGTTGGGCTTCTTCGAGCGGAGTCGCTTGATGGTGGCCGTGATGTAGTTCGCCAGGCCCTCGTCCGTGATGGCGGACCCCTCGAAGTTCAGCTCCAGGCCCCCGGACTTCTGCGCGGCGTGCCTCAGCAGGGCAGCGTCAGCGAACTGGATCGGGGTCCGACCGCGGGCCACGTCGTACATGTGGGCGTAGAACCCGGCCGCTCTGACCTGGAGCTTGTGGACCTCGGTCGCCTCCGGGGGGAGGAAGAGGTCGGTCAGGTTGGGGATGGCAAAGATCAGCCTGGGGAGGAAGTGCGCGAGCTTGTCACCAAGGTTCGCGCTCGACGCCACCCACAGGCCGCGCCTGTTCGGGCCGAAGACGCTGGGGCCTACCGGCATCGGAGTGCCTTCTGCGGTCCCGTGAAGACGCGGATCTTGACGAACTTGGATCCGTGGTCCACGGGGTCGTACTTGCCGACGACCCGCTGCGGACCGTGGTCCTTGCGCGGGAAGACCATCGGCTGCTCTTTCACTGTGGCCCCTCCGACGCCGAGGCGTTGGGAACCACGAAGACCAGCACCGCAGCAGCGATCATGCTGCAGACCAGGCCGATCTCCTGCGCGTCGATTGCACCGTCCGCGAGCATCTGCCCAAGGGCGGAGAGGACCCCGCCGATGGCGACCGCGAACTTGCTGTATCTGCCTAGGCTCATTTCTTCCCCTTCTTCTTCTTGACGGGCTTCGGGTCAGGTTCGTAGGACTTCTTGCCCGAGTAGATCTGGGGCAGTGCGGGGACCTTCATCCGATCACCTTCTCCAGGACGTAGATGGCGGGCAGGCACAAGACCCACCCGATCAGGATGGGCTTCCAGCCGACGCGCTTGACCCAGAAGCGGATCCAGTACAGAGGCCAGCGGAGGAGGATCCAGGGATCCATCAGGCGAAGATCTTCTTGATGGGGCCGGTGTACGGCTCCATGATCCCGCCCTCTGGGTGCTTGACCCAGACCACCTTGCCGTCGATCCAGCGAGCGTGCTCCGGACGAGGGTTGTCCCGGGCGACGTAGATCGCGCCGTCCTCGTCGTGCTTGATGCGGAGGATCGGCTTCATGGCTGGTGGTTGTGGAAGTAGAGGATCCCGTCCACGCGGGGAGCAACCACGGCCCCGATCTCCTTGATCGACTCGATGAACTTCCCGTCCGAGTCGTACACCCGGTGCTCGTAGTCGGCACGACGGGCGATGGAGGTCCTCACGATGTAATTCCCGGAGGTGGAGTGGTGCGTGCGGAACTCGCAGTAGGGGATGCTGTTCCAGCCGACGTAGGCCACGTCGTAGAAGCCGTCCTCGGTCGCGTCCAGCAGCTTCTCGATGTAGGTCAGGTCGTACGAGTCGTCGTCGTTGAAGAAGCCCATGAAGTCCCCGGTGGCGATGAAGCGGCCCTCGGCTCGCTTCTCGTGTCCCCAGTCGTCCCGGTCCTCACGAACATGGAATGTGACCCCCGGAAAGTCCTCGCGAAGCTCCGCGACAACGGCAGGGTCCGTCCCCGACACAAGCACAGCGATCTGGTCCGGCTTGCGCGTCTGGTACATCAGGTTCCCCAGCATCTTCCGCAGTCCGACAGGGTTCGCATGACTCGCCACAATGGCGCTGAAGGATACGTTGGATGATGTCAGTGGAACTCACTCCTTCCGTGTACCCGACGAAGACCAGCTCGATCCGGTTCTCGGAGAGGTAGCCCTCGTCGATCTTGAGGCGCTTGAGGTACGACTCGCGGTCGTACTCCGTGCCGTTGATGGCGTACATGATCACGTCCGGGCACACCTTGTCCAGGCAGGCCCTCTCGTCTCCGTCGTTGAAGATCACCTCGTCCACGTACTCGCAGGAGAGGAGCATGTGCGCCCGCTCCCCGAAGTGCATTATCGGAGCCTTCCCCTTGAACTCCTCCACGTACTCGTCGGAGTTGAGCACCACGGACACGTCACCCAGGAGCCAGGCGTTCCTCAGAAGCTCGATGTGGCCCGGGTGGAAGAGGTCGAAGGTGCCCCCGACGTAGATCCGCCTGCGCTTCCTCACAGCTCGGCCAGCAGGGTCGTAAGCAGGCCGCGGATGACGTTGTCAGCCTGGGCCGGGTTCTGGTCCGAGACGCCCTTGATCACGATGAACTGGGACGGGTTCACGGTGATGTCCTCCTTGAAGGAGATGGTCACCCCTGCGGGGACCTGGGCGCTGATCTCGGACGAGTGCTGGGAGCTGGTCTTCTTCACTGGGTCTCCTTACAGGAGGATCTTGGTCGCGAGGGTGGGTCCTGCTTCCTTGCCCAGCTTCACGGCCTTGTGTAGGTCGATGTGGCGTGCCCCGGCGATCAG